TGTAGACATCTCTACAAGATTGTTGTTGCGGTTTGGAGGTGCTTTGCCGTGACGTATCACGGCCTGCCGGAGCTCGCGCCTGATGTATTGCATCGTTTGCAAGCAGAGGCGTGGAGCTACAAGATTGGGTATTGGCGAGATGAACGCACCCCGCTTATACCCCACGAGCTTCGTTGTGAAGCCAATGGTGGTAGAATGGATGTGCTGAGGGATTTCGTCAATTATACTGGTCTTGTTCGACCGACTAACCGGTTTGCATCTGACGAGCTTATCCGTATGGATAAGATCGGCCCAGCGTCTAATTTCCTCCCTTGTATGGAGGGACATGATGGGAAACCATCATGGATGGACGCCGCTGATCGATTCTTTACGCCTCATCTGACTAATATCAGTGAGGATGGCGGTAAGTATGCAGACGGTATCGTTAGGTCCTTATCAAAAGCATGGGGCGAGCAACTTATACAACCAGTTCCACTTGAAGTGGCGGTTACTCGCTTCCGGGGAAAGCACGACTTTGGGTTTCCGGATTTTTCTTCGGATCCTGCTCACTTTGATTACCACATGATGCAGTCTTATGTGATAATAAGGAGACGGGATCGGCAACGCATGCTAGCACATCTTCCTTTCGCTGGCATGCGCACAGTATCCAGGGGGCATGTGGACTCAGATCCACTCCCTGCGAAGGCTCGTGTCCTGTTCAGATGCGCAAGAGCTAATAACAACGTTGCTAAGACAGTGTTTGAGGCTCTGTTTCCATGCCTGAAACGCCATCCCTCGTTCGCTGCTTGGTATGGCCCGCGTGGTGTGGATTATGTAATGCCGCGTCTGATGAGGGGCGCGAATGGGCCTATCTTATCTGGTGATTTTGATAACTTCGACGCTTCCGTTTCTCAAGAGGTTATCGATCGAATATTTAACCTGATAAGAGAGTGGTTTCATCCGGAGTCGCATTGGTTAATTGATCTGATTCATTTTGATTTTAACCAGTGTGGTCTTATCCTCCCTAGTTATGGCGACACAAAAGCTCTTCGTGTCTGTATGAACAGGGGAGGTGGGATCCCATCAGGTCATGTACTTACGAACCTGGTGGGAAGCCTTGTGAATATGTGGTCAATGGCTTATGCATCATATATGACAGGGTGTCGTTTATCCTTCTGTTTAGTGCAAGGGGATGACGGTGTCTATGTTATTGATGGTGCTTGGTCGAAAGATGCATTATCACATGTGCTCGCCAAAGATACGGGTCTTTTACTGCACGTTGATAAGTCCCTGGTGTCTGACTCCAGGGTAACTTTCTGTTCTATGATCCATGAGCTTGGATGGCGGAACGGGGTAGGCGTGCGACTGTTCGCGCAAATTTTGAACAACGCATTATCTCGCGAACGGCCTGGTGCTCTTGACTATGAATTGGACGTTATACGATGGATCTCGCAATGGGATGATGGAAAGTATCACCCATGTCATGAACGCGCTGCACACTGGCTGACGTTGAAATTGGGCCAGCCTCAGTCTGTAATGGGTCTGATAAGGGCTAGTGGTGGTTTACTAGCTGCATGTCGCGCGTTTCGCGGTGGAGCAAACGATTACAATATCGCTCTACTTCAACGCCTTGATTCTAGTGAAACGGTTGCAGCTATGTATCGTACGTTCGATGTGTAGCTTTATCCAAACCTTTCTGATCGGTTGTAGGATATGTCGTGAGACAGTTCCACCGACACGAGGATGAGCGTATCTCATCGATTCCCTTAACAACGGAGGTATATAGTGTCTTTCCTTGGCACCTTAGGTGGTGCTGCTTCTAACTTGTTTCTTCCTGGCAGTGGCGCGATCGCTTCTGGTGCACTAGACAGCCTATCGGACTGGTTTACGGGCCCGACTGTACCTGTCTCAAGCACTGGGGAACAACGTCAACCTTCCCAAGGTAGCGGTCCATCGGCTGCGCCTATGATCAAGGCAGAAAAGCAGCACTCATCGAAAATGGGGAAACTTCCCTATCGGCTTTGATAGTCGGTTTCGGTGATATTATTCCTCTTGTTGTTTATTGTTGGCTTTTCCGTTCAGCTTACAATAAAAATGTTAAAGAAACGGCGATCCCTTAGTTAGGAAAAGTTCTATGGCGAAAATTCGTCGCCGAAAGAAGGTTACAGCCCCTGCCCCGCCCGGTGGGTATGGGAAAGGCGGTATGGCACAGATTGGTGAAGATCGGGGCTTTTGGCTTGCAGCCGGTGAGTTTGCCGGTTCACCAAATGCCCAACAAGCCAATTTGTGGGGTGCTACACTCAATCCAGCAGCGAATGCGAATGTCTGCACAATTATGGTGGAGACTCCTCGACAAAACCTGCTGGGTGCCTCCGCTCCTACGCGTTCACGGCTCGAAATTGACTTCATTGACGGGTCAGTTGATCCCTTCATCGGATCCATTGGTGGGGGTAACGACCTCATCAATGTGTTCGTGGGGATTTACGTCGGTGAGTATGTCAGTGGTACGAACCTATACGACACGCAGGACCCATCCAACCCTGCTGAGATCTCGAGGGAGTGGCTTTATGTGGAAGGACGCGGGATGTACTTCAGTACAGCGGCGGCTCAGCCGTCAATTGAACTGATGCAGTCACACTCGCCGTTCAACCTTACTGGAGCCGTCGATGTTGTACTTGAGGGCGGTGAGGCCCTGATGCTTGCCATCGCAACCAGCAATGTCAACGCAGGTAACCTCGTTCCGTTCGCGGTCAACATCCGTCTCCACTTTGCTGAACCGACC